AATCAATACTGGTCCTTGCATTGTAGGAAATATGGGAAGTGAATCTCGTTTTGACTACTCAGTAGTGGGAGATGCAGTAAATTTAGGAGCAAGACTCGAAGTACAAACTCGAACTTATGATACTCCAATACTCTTTTCAGACTTTACTCTAAAGCACTTGCAAGAGCATGGTTCTACAATCCGATGCACTAGACTGGATAAAATCAAAGTAAAAGGAAAAGACGAGCCTGTAGAAATTTTTGCGCCATTGTTTGAGTCTGGACCGAGAAAGTTGCAAAAAACATAAGATAGGAAAAAATAATTCTTGACATTACATTCATTTTTTAGTATAATACATAAATAGAATTTAATATTCAAAGCAACTAGACACATAAATAATGGAAAAAGACGAAGATATAGAGGGCAGACTTACAACTCATGAAGCTATTTGCGCAGAGCGTTGGAAAACCGTGTTTAATCAATTAGAGGGCATGGAAACCAGAGCAAGCAAAAGATTTGATGCAGTAGAAGACTCCGTTAGTAGACTAGAGACAGTTCTTTTCTCCGCTGCAGGAGGCGGAATCGTAGGACTTGCCACTATTGTTTTTACTTTTTATACAATGACATAATGGCATATTCAGATAGAGTAGTAAAACGTTTCGAAAACGTACTAAAGAATCCAGAAAAACATAGTGTTGGAAGGTTTGACCCAAATGATCCGAATATCGGAACAGGGATGGTTGGAGCTCCTGCCTGTGGAGATGTCATGAGATTACAGTTGCAAGTAGAAAAGGGCATCATTAACGATGTAAAGTTTAAAACTTACGGATGTGGCTCAGCAATAGCGAGCTCAAGTGAGTTAGTAGATATGCTAAGGGGCAAAACGCTGGAACAGGCGGAGGACATCACAAATAAACAAATAGCTAAAGTATTGGACCTCCCACCTATCAAGCTACATTGCTCCGTTCTAGCACAGGAGTCTATAGCAAAAGCATTAGCAGACTATAGACGAAAAGATAATTATAGGAGTAGCGATGGTTGATTATGATACCAAGATGGCAACCCCTGCTAAGGAGTCTACAGCTCCCAAGAAACCAGGCATAGAAATTTATGAAAGTAGAGGACTATGGAAGTTTCGTGATGCCGCAGGTAAGTTGAAAAAATTTAAAACAAAGGAGGAAGCTGAAAAGGCTTTAGAGGAAAATGACGAAGTGGTTTAAAAAAGTGTGGAATATCTTAAACGGCTCAGATAAAAACTGGGATGGTAACGTAGATATTCACGACAAAATGATTGCCGCAGAAGAGAAAACACAAACCTCAACAGAGGACAAGCAAGAAAAGGAGAAATAACATGGGAGCTTTAAGAGTGCTAGGCACAGAAGCAGCTTGTGGAACTAGTGTGGGTGCCGCCTCTACATTCGACGGGTCAACTGACGTTAGACTAATCAATGTAGGAACTACTGTGCGTCTTGTTACTGTTGCTAATGCAGCAGATGCCACATTAGGAACACTTTCTTTAGCTGGCGGGGAAACTGTCATCGTAAAGAAAAAGACTACTGACCAAATATTTGCTGCTAATGCAGAAGTAAAAGGTACAGCAGTTCTTACCGAAGGATAGTGGTAAGAAAAAAATTAAGAAATACTCGTGGGTCTACGAGAGGACGATCCGCATATCAGAAGTATTTAAAATCAAGGGTAACATCGAAACGAAGGACTAAGTACCAGAAATACAAAAAGTCCAGGGCTCAGAGATTGGGCAAAAGGAGTTAATTATGCCATATGGTAAAGGAACTTATGGAAGTAAACGTGGACGACCTAAGAAAAGTGGTAAAAAGAAGCGTGGTGGCAAGAAAAGAAAGATGAGAGGGCACCATGGCTGCTAAAAGAAAGCGTAGGCGTAAGACTACCACTCGGAAGTCGAGAAATACACCTACAAATAAAAAGTTATACGCACGAGTGAAAGCGGCAACAAAGAGAAAGTTTGCAGTTTATCCAAGTGCTTATGCAAACGCTTGGCTTGTACGAGAGTATAAAAAGCGTGGAGGGAGATATCGTCGTGGCTAGAAAAAGAAAAACAACTAAGAAACTCACAAAACGTCAACAAGCAACTTTGCGTAGACATTCTAGACATCATACCAAAAAGCACATGGCTTTTATGAGATCGCAGATGAGAAAAGGTAGAACTTTTACTGCAGCTCATAAAGCAGCTATGAGGAGGGTAGGAAAGTAATGGCTAGAGGAGGTCTAGGCAAGTGGTTCTCCCAAAATTGGGTAGATATTAGTAGACCAAAGAAAGGCGGAGGCTACGCAAAATGTGGCAGAAAGAAAGCCAAAAAAGGTCGCAAAGGCTATCCGAAATGTGTGCCAGCTTCAAGAGCAGCTGCTATGAGCAAAGCACAGATTCGTTCAGCCGTTAGACGTAAAAGGTCTAAAAAACAGGGGGTAGGTGGTAAACCCACTTATGTAAAAACTATAGCAAAAAGAGGACGACGAAAACGTAGAACTACGCGTCGTAGGAGGAGATAACTATGGCTTTAACAGCAAAGCAAAAGAAACTACCTAAAGCTTTACAAAAAGCGATTCTTGCCAAACAGAAAAAGAACGGCAAGAAAAAAGGTATGAAACGAAAAAAACGTCGTGCCCGTAAGAAAGGTTAAAGGCGGATATCGTTGGGGTAAATCAGGTAAGGTTTACAAAACAAAAAAGGCAGCAGAGCGCCAAGGTAGAGCAATCTACGCATCGGGGTACAAGAATGGCGGTAAGAAGAAAAAGAGGTCGAAAAAAAGACTCTAGACTTAAAAGGGCAGGAGTACGAGGTTATAACAAACCAAAACGAACACCTGGACACCCTAAAAAATCGCACATAGTTGTAGCGAAAGTTGGAAAGAAAGTAAAAACTATCCGCTTTGGTCAGCAAGGTGCAAAAACAGCGGGCAAGCCAAAACGAGGTGAGTCAGCTAGAATGAAGAGAAAAAGAGCTTCATTCAAAGCAAGACATAGAAGAAACATTAAGAGAGGAAAAATGTCCGCAGCATATTGGGCAAATAAAGTAAAATGGTAGAAGATATAGATTTAAGATATTTAGACGCGAGTTGGCTTGAAAATCTTTCAGAGTCAGCATCACAAGTATTAGAAAAAGTAGATAAAGAGGCATCTAAGACAGGTCAACTCCAACCCGAGCAACTACAAATGGCTTCCCTTTGTGGCGGCTTTCTATATCTTTACCATCTTGCTCAATCACATCAAATTATTCATTCATCAGATAACACAACAGTACATTGACTTTAGAAATCAGTCGCAAAGACGTAGAGGGAAGAGAACTTACCTCTTATCAATCCGAAGATAGGTTTATCAAACTTCCTATAGAACCTTATATGGAGCTATTAGGAGTAACGCCTATCGCATCTCAGTTAGCAATTATAAATGCAATCAACAATCCTAAGTACCGCTTTGTATGTGGTGCAGTATCAAGACGTCAAGGAAAAACTTATATTTCAAACATAATCGGACAGCTTACAGCGCTTGTTCCGAATACGCACATACTTATTATGTCACCTAACTACTCTTTATCTCAGATATCCTTTGATTTACAAAGACAACTAATCAGGCACTTTGATTTAGAAGTTACCAAAGATAATGCAAAAGACAGAGTAATTGAACTATCAAATGGTTCAACAATTCGTATGGGGTCAATCAACCAGGTAGACTCTTGTGTAGGTAGATCGTATGATTTAATTATTTTTGACGAAGCAGCACTTGTAGATGGCAGAGATGCTTTCAATGTAGCTCTCCGTCCTACGCTCGATAAGGATAATAGTAAAGCAATATTTATCTCTACACCTCGTGGAAGAAATAACTGGTTTGCAGACTTCTTCTATCGTGGGTTCTCAGACGAATTTGCAGAGTGGTGTTCTATTCGAGCAACATACCACGAAAACCCACGCTTTAGTGAGGAAGACATTGTAGAAGCAAAGAAATCAATGTCAGGAGCAGAATTTGCTCAAGAGTACATGGCGGACTTTAATACTTATGAAGGTCAGATATGGTCATTTGATTATGAGAAGTGCGTCGCAGATTTAAGCGAACTAGACACTAGTCAGATGGATGTTATTGCAGGTCTTGACGTTGGGTATAAAGATCCAACCGCACTATGTGTGATAGCATACGACTGGGACTCAGGTAACTTTTATGTGCTTGACGAATACTTAGACTCAGAAAGAACAACTGAACAACACGCTATGCAAATAAAAGCATTACAAGAAAAGCATGATATAGACTGGATATACATTGATTCCGCAGCTCAGCAAACTAGATTTGACTTTGCACAAAATTATGATGTAACTACTATCAATGCTAAGAAATCAGTTCTCGATGGCATAGGAGAAGTAGCAAGTATCGTAGATAACAATAAACTTATAGTTGACCAGAAGTGCTTTCACACTCTTGAGTGTTTAGACCAGTATCAGTGGGATCCAAATCCAAATCTTATGAAAGAAAAGCCAAAACATGATAGATTCTCTCATATGTCAGACGCCCTAAGATATGCACTGTATACGTTTGAGACGTCAGCAACAACTTTTTAAATTAACCACACCTGCAAAAAAATGTTTCTTGACTTTTTCGTGGTATTTTAGTATAATACAAGATAAGAGAAAAATAAATGAATCTTAAGCGAGACTTAGTCAAATACGTTAGAGACAAAGCAAAGTCAAAATACGACAAGGGAACGGAATGTCAAATTTGCGGAAGTACGGAAAATCTGGACTTTCATCACTTCTACGGAATGACAGAACTACTTGATAAGTGGCTAAGAGAGAATAAATTAAATATTGATACCGCTGAAGAAATAATGGAAGTTAGAGATACATTTATAGAGCAGCATATCGCAGAACTATACGAAGAGGCTGTAACTCTTTGTCATAATCATCATTTAAGATTACATTCCATTTATGGAAAGAGACCCAAATTATTCACAGCCCAAAAACAAAAACGTTGGGTACTAAAACAAAGAGAAAAACATGGCATGGTATGACCGACTACTAGGTAGACAAACAAACATCTATAGCGACGAAGAAAAGAATAATCCTGCTCAATACCTAATTGGTAGAGAGGAGGGGTTGACTATAGAATCCAGAGAAGTTGTTACAAGGTATCGTGACGCTTATGAAAAGTTAGAAGTAGTAAACCGTGCAGTAAATGTTGTTGTAGACGACGTTGCAGAGATACCCATAGATGTTGGACCAAAAATATCTGGTCTAAATCCCGTATTCAAAAACATTAGAAAAGTTACTGTTAATAACTTACTGAATGTGCAACCAAATCCATTTCAAGACATAAATACTTTTAAAAGAAATCTAATAATTGATTTATTGATTGATGGCAACATATTTGTCTATTTTGACGGTAATGGCATGTATCACTTACCTGCTGAAAACGTTAACATAGAGACAGACGAAAAGACATATATAAGCAAGTATACGTACGACGGAATTATTGATTACACTGCTAGTGAAATTATACATATAAAAGAGAACTCATTCAACTCCATTTACAGAGGAGTGCCGAGACTAAAACCTGCATATAGAACGATGCAACTTTTAGCAAGCATGAGAAACTTTCAGGACAACTTCTTTAAAAATGGAGCAGTACCAGGATTGGTACTAAAAAGTCCGAATACACTAAGTGAAAAGATAAAAGAACGTATGCTAGCTGCTTGGAGAGCCCGTTACAACCCGAGCACAGGAGGGAGACGACCTCTAATATTAGATGGTGGTTTAGAAATAGATAACTTAACGGAGGTAAACTTCAAAGACCTAGACTTCCAAGCAGCTATTGAGGCAAACGAAAAGATTATACTACAAGCAATCGGTGTTCCACCATTGCTATTGGATAGTGGGAACAATGCAAATATTAGACCCAACCATAGATTGTACTACTTAGAAACAGTACTACCTATAGTAAGAAAAATAAACTTTGCATTTGAGCGTTTCTTTGGTTTCGATCTTTCAGAAGATGTAAGCAATATTCCTGCTTTACAGCCCGAACTGAAAGATTCGGCAGCGTATTACAGTACTTTAGTTAATACTGGAATTATGACTCCGAACGAAGTTAGAGAAGCAATGAGAATGAAGCCGTTAGAAGGGCATGACGACTTAAGAGTGCCTGCAAATATAGCAGGCTCAGCAGCGAATCCATCGGAAGGTGGAAGACCTGAACAAGAGGAAGAAAATAATGGCGAATAAAAAAGTACAATTAAAACAATTAGCCGATTATTTCGCTGAAAAGGGGAAGTTTTTATCTCCAGCTGAATATAAAGCTGCAGATGATACTCCTATGAGGTTCGTAATCGCTAAAAGACCTTTTGGATCTTGGTCGCGAGTAGCTTCAATGATAAAAACAAGCTTTCCCGAGCAATGGGCAGCCGCTAATTCTGCAGAAGAAGTAGCACCTGAACCAAAACCAGCTCCTAAGAAAGCTGTTAAGGCTACGACAAAGCCTAAGGCAACAAAGGGGAAATAATTATGCAAAAGATTTTTAATTTAACATCAACTTTCAAATCCGTTGAACCCAACGAAGATGGAAGTGTTAATATCAAAGGATATGCCAGCACTAACGACACAGATCGTGCAGGAGATGTTATTAATAAAGAGGCGTGGGAGAAGGGAGGATTAGAGAATTTCACAAATAATCCAATCATTCTTTTTAACCATGACTACAATAAACCTATCGGCAGAGCCACCTCATTAGAGACTGACGAAAAGGGACTAAAGATTACAGCAAACCTGTCAAAAAGTGCTGGTGATGTAACTAATTTAGTGAAAGAGGGTATTCTGAGAGCATTCAGTGTCGGTTTCCGCGTCAAAGACGCAGATTATATGGAAAGCGGCGATGGGTACTTGATTAAAGATGCGGAGTTGTTTGAAGTAAGTGTGGTATCAGTACCCGCTAACCAAGCAGCCACCTTCTCTGTGGCGAAGTCTTTCGATACTCAAGAAGAATATTCTGAGTGGAAAAAGCAATTTGTCAAACCAACCGAGGCTAAAAAGCCTCAAGATAACACAGACAAAATGTCTGTCTTCAAGGAAAATATAATGTCAGAAAATAAAGACTTTAATCTTGAAGAGTTTGCAAAGAACGTTGCTAAAGAAACAGCTGCAACAATTGCGATGCAACAAGCGGATGCTAAAGCTAAGGCTTTAGCTGAAGAAAAAGCGGTCGCAGAGAAAGTAGCTGAAGAAAAAGCAGTCGAAGATGCAAAACTCGAAGAAAAGAAAGCTGAAGTATCAGCTATTATCGAAGCAGGAACATCTGGAGCGGAAGCATTAGTTTCTGATCTAGAAAAGCGCATTGATAGTCAATACTCTAACGTTGAAGAAGTTGTAGAAAGCCTAAAAGCTGAACTACAAGAAAAATCTGAAGAAATCCAACAAATCAGAGAGTCAAAAAGAATCTTTGGTGAAAGGCAAAAAACTGGCGGAATTGACGCTTATGCCCAGGATTTAGAAGATGTATGGCTACTTGGTAAAGCTACTGGTAAAGGGCTAAATACTAAGTTTGGACAAGCTACTATGGAAAAAGTTAATGCTCATTCAGGTATTGACGTTTCATCTGCAGATTTTGAACAAACTGTTTCAACAAACATAGAAAGAGACATACAGAACGAATTAGTACTAGCTCCTTTATTTAGGGAAATAGCTATGACTTCTGCTACTCAAATCTTACCAATCTTACCAGATGCAGGCTATGCTGAATTTACTTCAAATGCACAAGCCTCAGGATCTGCCCCTCATGGTAACTTAGACCCAAGAGGTGATGCTTATGATCCATCAAATGGTGCTGGTATAGTAATGAGTGAAAGAACTCTTACAACCAAAAAACTGATCTCTCAATCATACTTAGGAAACGAGACAGAAGAAGATGCAATCTTGCCTATTCTTCCATTGATTCGTGAGTCTATGATCAGATCACACGCTAGAGGCGTGGAAAATGCTATACTTGCTGGTGATGACGCTGACGGCGTATACGGCACAAGTGGAGCAACATTCGAAGGATTATTGCACTTAGCAAGAAATGATTCGGATTTCACACAGTCCTCTACAGCATTTGCTTCTGACTCTTTAACAGCTTTACAACTTTTAGCTGCTAGAAAGAACATGGGCAAATATGGCTTAAAGCCAGAAGACGTAATTTACGTAGTATCTCAAACAGGATACTATCAACTTCTAGAAGATGCTGAATTCCAAGATGTTAACTTAGTGGGCGATATGGCTACTAAACTATCTGGGGAAATCGGAACAGTATTTGGATCAAGAGTAATCGTTTGTGACGAGTTCGCAACGGCTGCTACTGCCAAATTCCACGCGATCGCAGTATATCCTAGAAACTTCGTTATGCCAAGACTACGTGGTGTGACTGTAGAGTCAGATTACGAAGTGGCTAACCAAAGAAGAGTACTAGTGGCTTCACAAAGACTTGGCTTCATCGATGTAATTGATGGTGCTACTTCTAAGTGGGGACTAATGTATAAAGCTTCTTAATTAATTTACACCGCGCTATGCGGGTATAAAGAAATATGCTGGGTGACTTGGGGGAGTAAAGGCTCCTCCAAGTTTCACCTCACTCAAAGGACACAAAATGGCAAACCTAGTTACTACAAGAGACTATAAAAATTACAAACAAATGGATCATAACAAGGACGATGCTAAAATCGATACCTTGGTTACGTCTATTAGTCAAATGGTTAAAACATATTGTGGACACTCGATAATCGATTACTATTCTGCTACTAAGCTAGAAAAGTTTGATATAGAGGATAAACTCACATCGGAGGTTTTTGTCACAGAATCTCCACTCACTGCTGTTTCTTCCGTAAAAGAACGAAGCTCAATAGCTGACAGCTATACCACCTTAACTGAGAATACACATTACTATGTAGATACAGAACATGATCGTATTAGAAGAATAGATGGCGATAGAGGAGTCGACTATTTCCCACAAGGGTTCGGAGCAGTAACTGTTACATACAACGCAGGATATTCAGCTGTACCAGCTGATTTAAAGCTTGCAGTATATGATTTAATTACTTACTATTTGAAAGAAGAATATAAAACACAGCGTTCAATTGCTGGAACCACCCTAAGAAATGAAGGTAGTACTTCAATCAGAAATGATATAGGCTTTCCAGATCACATCAAACGAGTACTCGACCTTTATAAAATTATAGATATAGTATAATGGCTTGGACAAATCTCCAAAATGACATGATGACATTCTTTAAGGACATTGCAAAAGGTGTCCGTGAGGATATGGATAATAACTATGTTCATTGGGTAGACATTAATTATAGATCAGCAGCAGAAGGGTTCCATAAAGCGGCACAAAAGATATCAGGCGAGACAGAATACCTTCCAAATGGAAAACAAGTTTTTGTTAATATTATAAAAGATCTTTGTACTGCGTGGGTTCATGGACAAAATGGAACAGAGCCAGGAGATGTATTTAGAACTGCTTATATGCGAGATGGAAATATAAGAAATATTTCCATAAAAAATGCAAAAGTAGTAAAAAGTACTCCAGGATCGGTAACAGTTCAAATACTCGTACCACAAAATGTAGGAGAAGTAAAAGCATCTACCTTTTTAAAGCAATTCAGAAATTTAGTATGGAAAGAATTTAATGTACTTTATACAGAAGATAAAACAAAGAACCCTTTAAAAAACGACGCAGTTTGGCAAGATACAAACTTTGGACATACAGCAGCAAGCGCCGTAGGGCTACAACAAATGAAAAAGCTAGGGGACCGTTTGGGAGTTGATTTTGATAATCCTTTTCAAGAAGTTCAAGATTTTTTCGTGGGTAAAATAGCAGGAATTACAACCATTAATATGCTAGCCTATGTGCAAAACACAATAGGGGGCGATTTGGATTTTGAAATGGAGTATGTAAACGGTAAACAGGTTCAAGTAGTAAAAGGAAGAATTGATCCTCGAAATACAGCAGGATCAGAATTTACTGATAAACGTGCTTTTAACAAGTATATAAAAGACTATTATAAAAAAGCAATGGATGCTCATTTTAATGGTAAAAACAAAAAGACAGTTGTAAAAAGTTGGGGGTTCAAGACAGTAGCAGACTTTAAAGGCTCTAAAACTTATAGAGAAAAAACACGAGACCTTATTGGGCATACTGTTGTAAAAGAATTAAGTAAAGCAAAAGGAGTAACAAAAACGACTTCAGCTAAAAAACCAAAAAATACTAAAACTAAGAAAAAAGTAAAATCGCCTATTAAAAAACAAGCTGTTAAAACAAAAAGTAAAGATCTAAGAGTAAATAAAGCAAAACGAGCAAAAGGAGTGAGCAGATCAGCGGGGGCAGCCGCAGCAAATCCTGTAGGGCTTAAACAACTTATTCAAAAAGTTTTACCTGAAACAATTGAAAAGAATAT